AACTCGGCAATAGCTTCACCCAGTGGTCAGGTATCTGTTACTCTACAATCGGATTCTGAAAATGCTTTTATAGGTATTACTAATTCTGTACAGAACTTAGCCGAATACCCTCGTACTCATACCATAACTTTAGATAACCCTAAAGTTGTAATTAAGGGTAAAGAGGTAGGGACAGTACCCACTATTACCCTAATGGTAAACCCCATACCATATACTAGAGTTTTTGAATTCGGTTGGAAACAAGAAGGAAGTACCATTACTAATACCATTACTAATATTACTCTAGATGGTGATATCTATGGTAGTAGTGCAGGTAGTAGGGATATTATATCTTATGCTAGCTTACGAAGAGATGGTGTAGAGTTTGTTAAGAAATATATTAAGCCTACGTTCATACCACCTTCTGAAGATTGGTTGCAGGTTATTGATAATGGACAGAACTCAGATAACTCCTATAATTGGGCTTTTAAAGCATTAACCAATAACAAAGGGGATTCTGCAAGAAACCAGCAAGTTAGGTTTGAACAGCCTGGTAACGGTAATCAAGCTTTATATGCCTATGTTAGCCAAGACCCAGTGGTAACTGAACTAAATTGTGAATTAGGTAATTACTACTCTTATGGAGCTTCTGATATAGTAAATATTGGATTTGGTTGGAGTAGTAGAGATGGAGGAGATACTACTGGTAGTGGTGGTATGAATATTCCCGGAGGATATTTAGGAGCTAGAATATCTTTACCGGCAGAGAATGACCGCATTGATATGTATGCAGTAGGTTTACCTACTTATGGTAAACCTCTAAAAATTAAACTTTCTAATATTAGAAAAGTAAAAAAAATTAGTTATGATTATTACCAGTATACAGGTCTTTCAGTAGGTTATTCTCAACAAGATTATAAGTTAGATATAGTAATGGGTGTTGGTATGGAAAGTTATTTTCAATTAACTCCAAGTATCCTTAGTGAGTTTGGCGAATACGGTGGAGGAATACAAATCCAAGTAACTTTAAAACAAACTTATAATGGTTACAGTGGAGATTGTATTGCCGATATTACCTTAACACCTAAGGATTCAAATCTTCCAACTCTATATCTTAACATAGCCTGGGGAAATCCATAGGAGTCTATAGAAAGTTTAAAGATACGATACTATGGCATTATTAATGTATACGGCCATATACGAATAACTTTAAAAATTAACTTTATGTTTAACAACTTAAAACTCAAAAATTGTGGGAGTAGAAGTTAAATCTGGTGGTGAGGGCGTAATCGTCGCTGACCGCGGTTGTAATGATGGTTGCTGTTGTAATGGACGCAATTCAGGCTGGGGCTCCGGTTGGGGTGCAGTCGGTGGTGCATTGGTAGGTGGTGGCTTTGGTGCTGCTGCCGTGTCTGTATGGGACAAAATCAATGACACTAAAGCTGACATTCAGAAAGTAGAGTCTACTGTTCAGGAAGCAAAGGCAGGTATCTATAAAGATATTTCTGATGCTGCTAGAGGAGTAACTCAGGAAATCAGCGGAGTTGCAAAAGATGTTGCTGGTGTTGGTAGAGAAATCCTTAACAATCGTTTCACAACGGAAAGAGGACTTTGTGATTTGGGATACAAAACCAATTCCGATATCCGGGATTCTCGTGACCAAATGGGAGCAGGCTTCAATCGTGTTATGGACCGTCTTTGCCAGATGGAACATGAACAACAGAATTGCTGCTGCGAAACTAAAGGTTTGATTAAAGAAGTGAAGTCCGAATTGGCTCTTCAACTTGAACGTTGCTGCTGTGACCTCAAGAATGGCCAACAGGAAATCAAGTGTCTTATCGAGAACACTGCTAAAGACCAGGAAATTGCTCGTCTCAACCGAGTAGTAGATGTTCAGAGAGACCAGAACATTATCCAGTCAGTAGTTGCAGCTCTTAAGACTACATCCACAACCCCGGCTTAATAATGACCGTCGTCATTACGTAAGCCAGATTAGGAAGGAGTGCATCTTACATAGGTGTACTCCTTTTTTCGTTTATACCCACCTAAAGATAAAACGATATGGAAAGTGAAGAGATTAAGAAAGAACCAACCAATGGAAATCAACTAAAAGATTTTACTATTCAACTTACATTGCCTGCTCCCAATGCAGAGATAGCAAAGGAAGTAGCAAATAAAGCACAGTCACTCATTGACCAATTTGGATACTATCAATTCTTAAACCTGGTAGACTTTATGCAAAGGAATCCAGGTGCAGTATCATTTGGTTTAAACTTAATTAATAAAAGATGAACATGGAAGATTTGATTTTTTCTAAATTGCAGAAAGGTGATACCATATACACCTTAGAGAGAGACAGACGTTCTGGGTATCCAATCTTTGATACCGCTAAAGTATTAAAAGTTGGTGAGAGCAAACCAAGAGCTACTGGCCCAGATGGAAGCTTTACAGCAAATACAGAAATCTCTATTCAAGACTCTGTATCTGCGGTGACTATATACCTTCCTACAGATGCTGCAGAGGGTATTTATAATAATGTTTATTACACTACCGACTTACGCAATATCGTAAACGAAGTAAATATCCAAAGAACTAATGCCGTAAATATTCTCAATAACCGAGATAAATATGAGGCAATAGTTACTGAATGTGATAACATCTACCATACCATTGAAGGCATGTTAACTCCTCAGCAACAACCAGCTCAGGCTTACAAGCAAGAAGAGTTCGAGGCTTTTAAATCTGAGGTAGCAGAGAAGTTATCCATGCAACAAGATATTCTTATGAAAATTGCCAGTGAGTTGGGATTAAATAAGAATAAAGATGGCAAGCAGAAAGGTTAACATAAACCTCTCGAATAATCTATGTGATATTCAGATTTATGTAGACCCTGTTAAACAACGTCAGGCTGAGAGGTTGATTGCCAAGACTCCAAGTATCATGAAGCTCGGATACGAGTTAGGTACTAGAAAGTTTGGCAATCAACTTCTTCGTATAGTAAGGCGTAGTTTAAATAATGGTCTACCTCCACCTGGTTCCAAAGTTTCTTGGCCTCCTCATGCTACTGCTACACTTAAGAAGTATGGAGCACATACTTTATTAAACCTTACTGGTCAATATGCAAGGTCAGTTACAATGGTAACTCAGAAAGATAGAACCTTTGTTGGTCTTCCTCCAGGATTAAGGAAGATAACATACTCTGGTAGAACTTCTCGGAAAACACTTAACCAAATTGCTATCATGTTGGAGTATGGTAGTAGAGATGGTAATCTTCCACCTCGTCCTTTATGGAAACCTGCTTTCGAGGCAGCAGGTGGAAATGTAGTTTTAGAGAAAGAGATACGAAATCAATTAAGAAAAGAACTTAGAAAATATACAAAGTAATGGCAGATTTTGAAGCAGATAAAACATCTGGTACTGGTCCTGCACTCGTAATGGTACATCCGTTAAAAGTGAATGATACAGAAGCAGATAAAAAAGCCATCCTTACCATTACAGTTAATGGAGTACCTAAGACTGTAAATCTTATTCAAAAGAAAGGCAGCCTTAACTACGAATACAAATTAGAAGTAGATAAGGAAGCCATAAACATATTGGGTAAGGGTGGCTCTGATACTTTGGCAATCACTTCTCAACGTAGGGAAATGATTAATGGTACACCCCAAGGAGATTGGGAAAATGTAGAAGTTACAGCAGAATTCCTAGAGGAACCTCCATTTACTGCTGGACTAAGATTTACTGATAATGAAGAAAAGACTCTAGAGGTATCCATTACTTCTAAGAATACTACTGAACAAGCTATCAGTAGAATTCTAACTATCAAGCAAGTTGGTGGTCTAACTAAAACTGTAACTGTAACTCAAGCCGCTGGAGAAGTAACTTATTCTTACCGAATAGACCCAGCAGGTACTACTTTAAGTGTACCCAAAGACCAAGTTACAAATCCTTGGGAGGGTTCAGTTGGGGCTACCTTTACAGGATATAGAGCTAAACTGATAGAGGGAACTAAAGTATCAGAAGAGGTATTACCTTTTAAAATACCCTCTATTGGAGAAACTAAAGTAATCGATAATGGAGGTATAGCTGTTTCTTATTGGTTTACTGATTATGGTAGTATAGCTAATAATTATCAAGCAAGTTTTAGTGCAACCAGTCATATGAGGAAGAATGCTGGGATATACTTTCAAGCTTTTTCTGCAAGTTGGGAATGCCAATTTAATGATGGTGGTACTTATCAAATCAATACTTTACTAATGTTACAACTAGTTTGATATCATGGTAAATACAGAAGAAATCGTAGAAAGAACCTTTTATATCTGTCTATTACAAACGGCACTTAAAAAAGGTTTAACTCTTAACCCAGAAGACTACCTACCCTTATCACAGGAGAACGAGAAAAGATTTCAGGCAGATAAGGATGCTATGCCTAAATTCATTCCCATATACGGTATAGGTAACAATCAGGTTAAGGGTGCAAAGACATGCCCTAGAATTACCATTGAACTACAAGGGTTCTATAATGGTGATATAGGTGTGAACAAATATATCATTGGTGATAAACTAGAGGGTGGGAATTACCAAGCATCAGAATTTCCCTACGAAACAAAAGATATAACTCTAGATATTCATCTGGTATCTAATACTCAAGCCGATATGAGGTTGCTTCATAATATTATGTATGAAGCATTACCTTCTCGTGGATACGTAAGACCTTATTATAATAACTTAGAAGAATGGGAAGATGGTAAGGTAGCACCAACCGGAAACCTATTTATAGAAATAGGTAATTACTATGACCACCCTGACGAGAATCATGGTCTACTTGAAAAGGTATATCAGTATACTTGTAAGGATGGTATATTACCTGAGAGACTTGCTGAAGAAGGTGAACTTGTACCAATTCAGGATATATCCGTATTGATGGGACTAACCGAAAAGCAAGAGTCAGATTTACTTAACCTTAACGTAAAATAGCTCAATACTAGAGGGTATTAAATAAATGAGTAATTAACTTAATTAGTATAAATATGCCTAATTCACCATCTGTAAATTTCGAGTTTAAGAACGATAACGTTCTTCAAACTACTCCTATGTTAGGAGTTTCATGTGTATTGGCTAGAACTACTAAAGGTCCATATGATGACCCCTCAGAACTTATCCAATCTTTCTCTCAATTCCAAAGAGTCTTTGGTTCTGAGATAGTACCAGATGGTTCTGTATCAAACATCGAAAAGGCTTTCAATGGTGGTTCTAAGCTTCGTATTATTCGTGTACTTGGTAAGGGTGCAACCAAAGGTGTAGTATCTGTTGCAATAAGAGCTAAAGCTGCATCTGCTCCTAAGGCTGCTGAAGACGGTTCTCCGGTAGTAGCATCTGCAACTCCAGAGGAACCCACGGCTTCTACTCTTTTCAAGTTTACTTCTGGTTCAGTTGCTGTTGGCTTTGGTTTGGTAACTAAAGGATATGGAGACCCAGTTGGTAGTGCTGAAACTTTCTCTGTGAATATTTACAAACAGGCTAACACGGTTTACTATCAAGTAATTAGTGCTAATGGCCAGGTACTTGAACAAGGTCCAGTAGTAACCTACAAAACTGCAGATGATAACAATGATACTTCTGTAGATTACCTTGCTCTGAGTGCATTTGCAAAGAACTCAGAATATATCGTTCCGGTATTAACTGAAAAGACAGAGAACATCAAATCTTGGAACAACTTCATCAAATGGTTAACTGATGATGTAGATGGGACAAGAAACCCAATTGATATTAAACTCAATGGTGCTGCTATCACTGTCGATGGAGTAAAATTGAATGGTACAATTGGTAGTGCCGGTAGTACTCCTACGGCAGACGAATGGATTGCTTCTCTGGAATTCGTTAAGGATTATGTAGATGTATATCAAATCTTCTGTTCACACATTGACCAACATCTTGAAGCATCCACTGAGGTACTTAAAGTACACAAGGCTGCAGTAGATATGGTTAAAGAACTGCAAGAATATACCTACTACATTGAAGTACCAAAATATACTACTCACTATACTCAGGGTGACCAACCAAGAGACTTGAAATCAATCATCACTTGGATTCAGACTTGCCTTGGTACTGTAGGTAACAGTAAGTATGTTGCTTACTTTGGTGGTGGTATTAAATACTATAATGCCGACGGTAACTTGGTAGATTCAGATGTTCTTGGTACCATTGCAGGATTAGGAGATGCTTCTGCTTCTCAGTTTGGACCTTGGAAATCATTTGCTGGTATGAATCGGGGCATTATCTATGATGGTAATGGTCCAGTATGCCCAAATTATGGTTCTCCTTCAAGAACTAAGGAACTCAATGAGTTAGCACAGAATTATGCAAATATAATCTGTATCAAAGATGTTCCTAACCAAGGTAAACAAACTTTGCTGTGGCATTGTTTTTCTTCTCAGGTAAAACAGGATTCAGAAAGATTCCTTGCAATTGTAAGATTGAATCTGTATCTCAAAAAGAATCTTAGACCTATTCTAGAAAAGTATTTGGAAGAACCAAATATCTGGAACACTTGGAATAAGATTTATCTAGAAGTTAAACCAATGCTGGATAACTTGGTAGATGAAGATGCCATGTCTGAATACACCTGGATGGGTGACCAAGACGCTAACTCGTACAATGACTTATCGGTTAACAATGAAGCCGATGTTCGTCAAGGTAAATACAAAGCAATCCTGAAATTCAAGGATATCGTTCCGATGCAAGAAATCACTATGGGCATCTATATTGACCAGGCATCCAAGTCCGTATCTGTTCAGGACGTTAACGAATAAAATTAAGAAAACATGGGAGCAAAAGTAAAGAATCCAAGAAAGAAATTCCTTTGGAGTATCACATTCCCTAAGCACCCAATCAATACTTATCTGTTCCAAACTTGTACTTTGCCAGATGTAGAGATTGACCAGGTTGCTCATGGAGACGTTAACCGGGACGTTAAAACTGCCGGTAGAGTTACTGTAGGTAACTTAGTAGTAGGTAAACTTTTAACTACTGCAGGTTCAGATACATGGCTTCATGATTGGCTTTATTCATGCCAAGATATGATTGCTGGTGGAGGTTTGGTACCAAGCCAATACTGGGAAAATGTAATCGTAAATGAACTTGCTGAAGATGGAGTTTCCGTACTTAACACCCACCTCTTCGAAGAGGTATGGCCATGTAAGATTACAGGATTAGACCTGGACAGAATGGCTTCAGAAAACACTATCGAAAGTATCGAATTCTCAGTAGGTACTGTAGATAAGTATTAAAAACGCTTAGTCTATTTTCACTAAGATTTTTAGGTGGGAGGGGTGGGATTCCTAGAAAGGGCTCACCCCTTTCTTGTTGTTACAGCGAACACTATGAACTAAAGTATAACCAAATAACTTATTTAAACATGGAATTAAATTGTAGAACACATGAGTTTATAACCCCATCAGGTTATAAATTCTCAATCAGGGAACAGAATGGTGCAGATGAGGATATCTTATCTAATCCTATGGATGTAAGAAACCTTATGAACCTTACTAAGTTCATTCAGGCAATTGTAGTTGATACCGACTTTACTCCTAATCGTAGATTAACGGTAGAGGATGCAGACCGTATCCCTTTGAATGACAGATACTGTATCTTATTCCAATCAAGAATCTTCTCACTTGGTGATGAAGTAGAATTTGAATATGATTGGGGCCAAGAAGGCGGAGTACAAACTTACGGTCAATCCTTAAGCGAGATGTTATTCGATAACTATGGAGAATTTCCTACAGAAAAGGAATTGGCCGAAAAACCAAACGCTATCCCTTATTATCCAGAACAAGGTAAGCTTACCGATTACGAAGTAACTCTATCTTCAGGTAAGGTAGTTAAATTTGATTTGCTTACTGGTGCAGGAGAAAGAATGTTGGTTACTTTACCAATAGAAAAACAAACTCGTAATGCAGCATTGATTGCAAGGAACTTACATCTTCAGATTGATGGTAAATGGGAAAAGGTAGAAAGCTTCCATTTATTCTCAGTAAGAGACATTGCAGAGATTCGTAAAACAATATTTGAATATGACCCAGTCTTCGATGGTAACACCGATGTAGAACATCCAAGTATACCTGGAAGAATTGATAAATATCCTATAATGCTTTCACCGACTTTTTTCTACCTGACGGAAGCGTAGACCACCCAGGTACATTCACTTATATATGTAGAGCTGAGGTAGCCATTGACTATCTCAGCTTTTTGCGTCTTCCGTATCGAGAAAGGAAAAGATTTAAGGATATAGCCGATGAGTATTATGAAAACTTAAAAAAGAAAACTAGAAAATGATAGACAGAAGAAGCTTAGTCGAGGTCGGTGTTGCAATGGTATTAAGAGACCGATTCTCTAATGAGGCTGGCAGAATATCGAACTCATTTAGAACAATGATGAACGATATGAATACCTGGAATCGAGGTATTCAAATGTCAACTTCTAATGCTTTTGAGTTTGGAAAAGAATTGGTTGGAGGTATGGCAAGGGCCTACCAATATTCTGCAGGAATATACGACCAAGTATTCTTAGCTTCTAAAATGTCTGGAGCTAATGCTGCTCAACAGGCAAGGCTAATGCAAGTAGCCAAAGAAGTCAATGAGGTAACTCCTCTTACTGCTGCAGATATTGCATCAGGCGAAAGGTACTTGGCAATGGCTGGTAACAATGTAGAGCAAATCGAAAGAATGATTGGCCCTGCAGCTAAGCTAGCTTCTATCTTCAGTATGCCTCTTGGTCAGAAAGGTGGAGTTGCTGACTTGATGACTAACATCATGCAGACATTTAATATACCTTCACAGAATGCTACCCAGGTAGTAGACCAATTGGCAACTGCAGTAACCTCTGCAAATATTTCTTTAACTGACCTTGCCCAATCTTTCCAATATTCAGGAGCAGAATTTCGAAATGCTAAAATCAGTATGGGTGATGCAGCTGCAGCCATTGGAGTACTTGGTAATCAAGGTATACAAGCTTCATCAGCAGGTACTGCATTAGCAAATATGATGCGTTATTTAACCCTTTCTGTAACCGGGCAGAAAAAGGGAGGTGGTGAGATGCTAAAATCTTTAGGTATAGACCCAGCTTCTCTAGTAGATGCCTCTGGCAATCTTTTGAGATTAGATAAGATTATATCTATCCTGGGAGACAAACTTAGAGGTAAACGAGGAATAGATATCTCCTCTGCTCTGTTTAATATCTTTGGAGTTCGTGGTACAAGAGCTGCCTCAGCTTTACTTCAGGATTACTGGACTGGAGCTAATAAGCTTACTGAACTTATGGATAAGGTTGCAGGTGCAAGTGGTACAGTAGAAAATTTAACTCAAGAAAGATTACAAACTCCTGCAGGTATTATCGAACAGTTTAAATCAAACTGGGAGAACTTTATTGTAACTGCAGGTTCTACACTTGCCGAAGTTTTTAGCCCAGTACTTAAATTAGGTTCTGGTATCCTAAAGATTATTAACAGTATGCAAGAAACTTGGGCAGGTAAATTCTTGGTAAAGGTAGTTGCAACTGGTGCAGTAGTAGGTACTCTATATCAGGGATTTAAGTTTATTCAGGGTACTATCAAGATGATTAGTACCTTCCAGGCTTTAGCTACTTCAGAAACTAATGGTATGGCAGAAGGTATGGTAAGAACTAATGTTCAAGCTTCAATCCTTGAAGGTCACATGAGAAATATCTCAGCAATGATGATGAGAATGACTGCTATGCAAATGGCTCCAGGTAAATTCTTTGCATTACCAATGGGAGGTACCATAGGTAAAACCCGAAAAGGTACTGTAGTAGCAAGAGATGCAAGAGGAAGATTTACTTCAATGAGTACTCTTGCAGGAGCAGGGGTTGGAGCAGCAGTAGGTTCTAATGTAACTAAAACTGCAGGCCAACAGATTGCTAAGAAAGGTGCTATAGGGTTTGGTGCTAGATTACTTGGTGGTAGACTTTTAGGATTCTTAGGTGGGCCTTGGGGACTACTAGCTTCTATAGCTATCCCTGCATTGATAGAAGTAATCGGTGGTCTTACAAGTTCTGTAGATAATAACACTGCTGCATTAAACTCAGAAGAAACCAAAGCTTCTATTCAAGACAGAAACCAACAAGCTTTTGTTGATGCCGTTAGGAGTGCAATCAGAGATGGATTTAAGGATTCAAGAATTAATATATCAGTAGATGGAAATGAAGCTGGAGACTTTGCTCCTGGTGGTCAACAGGATTTTACTGGTATATCATTGGGATTAAACTAAACAATCATGGCAAGAATATTAAATCAGATAGCAGGTGGGGTTGTTGAAAAATACAATGACCTCACCAGAGATTCTGCAGGAGTTCTTACTGGTCCTCTGAATAAGCTTTGGAGAGCAAGAATTTATCTCAATAGAGCAACTTCTACATTGCCTAAAGATACTGCAGATAAAGGGAAGGTATATGACCCTAATAACCCATTCGGACCCAGAGCTAATTCAAAGAATCCTAAGTTAAATCAAAGGATTCAGGCTCAATATCGAATGGAATTAAAACATCAAATAGAAGGTGGAGTTCCATTTGGATACGAAGAAATGGACCCGGCTAAAGGCCAGAATGTTACGAAGAATAAAGAACTCTTCTTGGTAATGCCAGAAGTAAGAAACATGAATCAGGTAGTGATTTATAATCTTACAGCTAGCCCCTATCAATATATCACTCTTCAGAACAGACCACCTTCAATTGATTTCCGAGGAGAAACTACTTGGGCAACGATTAAATCAATGGGACGTAATACTCCCATGTACCATTATACTGGTAGTGAAGATATAATTCAATTCAATGTATCCTGGTTCTGTAATGACCCAGATAATCCAAAAGAGGTAATTACTAAATGCCGATTATTGGAAATGTGGACTAAGGCAAACTCTTATCAAGCAAGCCCTCCGATTTTAAAAATTGAGTGGGGTAGTTCTGGTATATTCGATAATCATCAGTACATTCTTACATCTGCAACCTATACCCTGAATAATTTCAGAAATGCTTCAAGGACTCGAGTAGCAGGTAAGTCATGTACAATTGAGGATTTAAAGTTATTGCCTGCAGCTGCAACTCAGGAATTAATCTTCAAAAGAGTAAGTGCTTATAACTTATCTTATCAGGATATTGTAACTGAAGAAGACTTAAAGAATACGAAAGGGATACAGATATGATAGACTTAAATCAATACATGACAGGAGCAAGTCCTTATGATGGAGCTATTGCTCTTAAGTATGATGAAGGAGATTATTCTTTAGAGGTAACTCCTCCTAATGTTCCTTATACAGATAACGATAAACAACATACTGTATTAGATGGAGAAACCCTACAGAGTATTGCTCATCGTTATTATGGTGATTCTGGTAAGTGGTACCTGATTGCTGAAGCTAATAATATCTTGAACCCTTTTCAAGAATTAGAACCTTATCAAATTTTAAGAATACCTATGTATGGCGGCAACTAAAAAACCAAACCAACCAATACTTTATAATGGAACAGCAACACCTTATATGGCTCTGTTCAATTCTGGAGGTATGCCTATAATGAATCCCATTACTGGCATACCTCTTGGCGCTTATATAAGTAATTGGAGCTACAAGTATGATGAGGAGAAAGAGAACTTAGCTACCATTACATTTGATACTGGAGACCCAGATACTGTAGATATCGAAGATCTCCAGGAAAGCTCAATTATTTACCTTCAGTGGGGATACATATATCCAGATGGTCAATTTATCTCTAGCCCAGTACGAAGTATCAAGGTTAGAGATTTGGATTGTGTATTCGATTCTACTGGTACTCATGTGACGATTAAGTGTATAGATACAGTTGGAGATTTAAGATTCCAACCACCTTATACTCATTCGGATTTATCAGAACACAGTTTATCCAACTTCTTGGATAATGGTTGTAACGATGATATAGGCGTAATCATAGAAATATTTCAGTAATGGCTAAACAAATAATAAGTAATAAAGTTTACGAGTCACTACAGGTCCCGACAGAACAAAGTCGAACTACTACTGGAAAGATACTTTACGCTAACAGGTTTAGTGGAGTAGCTCAAGTAGCTATGCCCAGTGATTTAAAGTCCTTGATAGATAGTGACTTGGGATTAATAGGAAATAACATCTTGGTTCAATTAGAACAAAAGATGAAAGGGTATGCAAATGGTCCTTGGTATATTGATTCCCGGGATGGTGTAATATACATACACAACCGTAAGTTTCAAGAAGAACCAGAATACAATTATATTTACCAATCAGAAAATGGAGAAGTACTTAGAGTATCATTCGCTACTCAGAAAGTAACCAAAAGGGTAAAGGCTCAATTAACTCAAGCCTTAGACCCAGAAGATAAAGGTTTAATTGTAGGTTCAACAGATATCACAGAACCTGAAAAAGAGAAAGAGGAAGTAACTTTACTCAAACCATTTGTAGCTCAAGTAGATAATACAATGGTAGTAAATTATGGTAGTGTACCTTACGAAGATTATCGTAGTCATCCTACTACTAATATTGCTGCCGAGATGGAAGCTGAACAAAGGTATGGAGCTAAAGCTCAAAAGTATAATTCTGCAATGAAAGAGTATGGTTCTCAGAAACCCTATGTTGCTTACAATGCAGGTAAACAAGAGGCTTTAGATAATCTGAGTACTGAGCAATATCGAGAAGCAATTAATACTGCTGTAAACAATTTACCGAACGATAAGAAAAGGGTTATTCAGCAAATCTTGAAGAACTCTAAGAACGGTAAAGAGTTAGAAAGTAATCTTAGGCAATTACTAGAAAACGAAAGATACCTATTTACTGGAGAATATAAAATGGAATACCTTGCAGAAGAATGGGTAGACCCAAGAGAATATGACCCAGAAGGTGGAACTATAACTCACATGGTGAATATCAGAACTTTTTCAAGTAATCCTTATGAAAAACAAATGATAGATAACCAATCTCAGAGAGGTATATCTGCAATGGAAAAGAATCCATATATTACTGTATACCCTGATACCTATAAAGTAGAGTATTCTGGAGATGGAGTTACTACACCCACTATGACTCGAAAGGTTAAAGCTAAAGTTAAGATACGAAGAATGAAGAAGGTACCATTCTTAGTACCAATCTATAAGTTATATCATAATCTCTTTAGTAGATACGGCGGAGCAGATAAGGTTACTTGGGCAATGAATGCTAATGCCAATGGAGGTCTTAAGATATCCGAAAGAAAGTTGGTATGCCAAATGACTGTAGTAGGTAGACCTTCATTACAATCTTCTCAGATAATATCTTTAGAGAATGTAGGAAAAAGGTGGTCAGGCTTTTGGTATATCAAGTCAGTACAACATTCAATGGATGCAGGTCAAGGTTATCTCTGTACATTAGACTTGGTTAAGAATAATGCAAGGGATGGACAGACTACATCTAAGACCCAACTTAGTACTCAGGACATTGTAAGTAATGATGCTAAGGATTCTGCTAAAACTGACTTTGGTAAGAACAAGAAGAATACTGCTAATGCTTCCGATATTGTACATGACTTTACCTACAATGAAGTAGTATACTTCGTAGAAAGATACATGGATGATAAGGGTAGAATTATCGATAAGAAAGGTGCAGGAGAGTTCTTACAGAATAAGTTCTATTATGATGAGATAAATGCTAAAGACCCTCAGGCTCTTGCTGCAGGTACAGTTCGTACAGAAG